TTGCAGCGATAAGCCGACATGGAGAACAGGGGGAGCGTCGGGGTAAATTTTTTAAGCCTACCTGTAGTTAGTACAAGTTTGACGGCTTTGTGGGATTGGCAGTCTTGCGTAATTTGTACTAACTATGTTATAACGGTATAAAAATTACCGTTATAAAGTGTTAAGCCAGATAAAGTGTATGTTAATTAAAAAATAATCAGATGTGAGATCCGGGATGTGGCAGATGAGATTAACCGCACGAGATTTTTCTGCGTGATCCCGGCGACATCTGTTAATAACCATACCTTAAAACCGCTTTGCAACCCCTTTAATAGTAGCTGTTCATCGTGTTAATATCTTGCAAAAAGCTGGTAAACAATGTTTACCGGCTTTCTTATTTCATGCACCGAACTTTGTACAAGACAAACTGATCAACTCAATTTCATTGTATGAAGAGGTAAATGGGTAAAAAACTCTCACTGCTCGACAGGTTCTCGGCAGCTGCCGATATCTTAACCCGCGGCACCTTCACAATGCCGGTTTCTGAATGGAAATCAAATTACTATTTCGGCGCATCCACCAACTCAGGCATAGCTGTTAACGAGGTTACCGCACAGCGGTACTCTGCAGTGTTTGCCTGTGTTCGTCTTTACGAGTGGGTTACGGCATCGCTGCCTATGAAGATTACTCGCACCGAGGGTAACACACTCGTCGAGATCAAAGAAGGTGAGATCTTCGATCTGCTCAACTACCCCAACCGGTTCCAGAATATTTACCAGTTCAACGCACTTATGAATGCCAGGCTCCAGCTGCACGGCAATGCCCTGGCAATAATCAAGACCGACAAGTCCGGCAGGGCTGTTGAGCTTGTGCCGGTCGAATGGTCGAGTGTTAATGTTCGCCTGGTTAACGGCGAACCTGTTTATGTTGTCGACGATAAGGAAACAGGAATAAAAGGCACTTTTCTTTACTGGGAAGTTATTCATTATAAGATCAACAGCCGTAACGGGTGGGTGGGACTCTCGCCCCTTACCGTTGCGCGCGAGTCAATCGGCCACGGACTGGCTATTGAACAGTTCGGTTCGGGATTCTTTAAAAAAGGAGGCAACCTTAAAGGCGCACTCGAAACCGACGGCCACCTGAGCGATAAGGAGTTTTCTGCATGGAAAAACCGCTGGGAGAAATATTACGGCGGGGCCGTGGGCGATCATACCACCCCGGTTCTCGAGTACGGAATGAAATACAAACAGATAGGTGTGGCTCCCAACGATGCACAATTTATCGAATCGGGTATCTTCCGTATTACCGATGTGGCCCGGTTCTTCGGGGTAACGCCTTCAATAATAGGCGAGAACACAAAGAACGCATTCACCTCTGCCGAGCAGCAGGCTATTGACTTTGTTCGCTACAGCCTCTCGCCCCTTTGTAAGAACCAGGTTGCCGAGCTCGAGTTCAAGCTAATGAACCGCGACGAACGCGGTAAGAACGATATTGTATTTGATCTCGATTACCTGCTTAAAGGCGACATGGTAACCCGGGCCAGATACCTGCAGGTAATGGTTACCACCGGAATATTTACACGTAATGAGGCAAGGGCCGTGGAAGGCAAGTCGCCGCTCGAAGGGCTGGATGAGCCGCTCGATCCGGCATTCATTACGGGGAAACAGGGTTTAACAAACGATAAAGAGAAAGACAATGAGTAAGAAAATAACTTTCGGTCATGTGCGCGCTATCCCTGAAGATGCGGGCGAAACAAGGATCATACCGTTCATTCTTTCAACACCCGAGCGCGACCGTCATCATACAAAGCTCAACCAGGACAACTGGCTCCTCGATAATTACCGCAAAAATCCCGTGGTGGGATACATGCACAACCTGTATGGCGACCTGTGCAACGTGCCCGATCCCGACGATGTTATCGGCCAGGATAAAGGAGTAGGCACGATTATCGACAACGGTATAAAAGTGCTATCCGGTTCCACACTTTTCGATCCGCCCGAGCTTAACATAAAAGCAGAAAAGATATTCCGCAAGCTTCTTCTCGGCAGCCTTCGTGCCGTATCAGTAGGTTTCAAAGATATCGGCAAGGGGTACTGGGGCCAGGGCGACGAAGCCGAAGGGCGCGACAACGAAACATACTATTTCGAGGGGCAGGAGCTGTACGAGTATTCAGTGGTTAATATCCCGGGCAATGCCGGTGCAGGCAAGCGCGACATGCGTTTCATGCGCGAGAACACATATGCCGCACTCATGTATGCATTTCGCGAACTGGGTAAAAACTACCGGCTCAGCCAGATCGAAACGATGCGTGTACGCGATATTCTCGACCTGCTCGACGGCAAGGATATAGAGATCCGTGAAACAGATCCCGATAAGGTGCGCCTTATGCTTCAGGAAGAAGAGGCAGTTAAGGCACAGCGCGAGCTGGTTAATAGCCAGATGAGAAAATTCATTAAGTAAAACGGCCTTCTTAGGCAAATAAATAACAATTAATAATTAAACAGATGAACAGCAAAGAACTAAGAATGAAGCTGGAGGCCCTCAGAAAGGAGCTTGAAACAATAGCTAAGAAGGCCTCTGATCAGGTCACCGACGAGGATCGCGCAGCCTGGGTGACAAAACGGACAGAGTATGAAGACCTGGCCGAAAAACTGCGCATTGAACTCGACCGGGAATTATTCACCCGGGCCAATGCAGGATCAGGCCTCAGTGTTAAAGATCTGAGGGATATGGGAAGGTATTCATTCCGCAAGGCTATCCTGGCACAGCTCAAAGGACAGGAGCTCGACGGCATCGAACTCGAGATGCACCAGGAAGCTCAGCGCGAAGCCCGCGAACTCGGCTTTGCCGCTCCCATGAAAGGGTTTGGCGTTCCGTATGCGCTGCTGAGCAATAAGCCGCTCTCGCGTGCCAGCACCGGCCAGAATGTAACTACGGTTGCCGACGGCGGATACCTGGTACAGGAAGAACCTCTCCTGTATTACAACGCTCTTGCCAATAAGCTTCTGCTTCCGGGTATGGGTGCCAAGTTCCTCACGGGCCTTGTAGGCGATCTTCCTCTGATTGAGGGTGGATCCTTCACAGCAAGCTGGCTCGATGAAGATGCTACCGATACCGCAACAAAAATGGCATTCGATGAGCTTGTAATGAAACCCAACAGGCTCCAGGTTACCGGTGCCCTCTCAATACAGCTGTTAAGGCAGGCCAGTGTCGATGTTGAACGCTACATAGAGGAAGCTCTTGTAACTGCTCACGCACAGGGATTGCAGACAGCTGCTATCAATGGAAGCGGTACCCCTCCCGAGCCTCGCGGCATCCTTAACAAGGTTGGTATCGGCGCAGTAACCGGAGGCGACAATGGTGCTGTTCCAACCTGGGCAAATATTGTAGATCTCGAAACTGAGGTTGCTACCGATAACGCCGAAGGCCCTTCAATGGCTTACTTAACCAATGCCAAGGTAAGAGGCAAGCTCAAGCAGACCGAGAAAGCTTCCGGCACGGCTCAGTTTATTTGGGATCTCGACGAAATGAACGGGTATCCTGCAATGGTAACGAATGCCGTTCCGTCAACCCTTTCAAAGGGCAACCAGTCGAGCGCGCTGTCAGCAATAATCTTCGGCGATTTCAGCAAGCTGCATATCGGCCAGTGGGGTAACCTCGAGATAATCGTCGACCCTTACTCGCTCAAGAAGAAGGCAGAGGTTGAGATAACCGTTATCAGCTACGGCGATATCGGAATCGTTCAGCCCGAAGCTTTCGCTGCAATGAAAGATGTCATTACGGTTTAGTCCGGTTTCTTTTCATATCGATCAGGTTAGTTAGGTTAGAGGGCCGGTCGTTCCGGCCGGCCCTTTTTCAAAAAAATGAATGTTATGATCAAAGGTAAATTCCTGAAATCGCACCCGGCCTTCTCATACTTCGAGGGCGAGATTGGTTTTGTCCCTGCCGACAAGGCCGACCGTCTGGTGAGGGAAGGCTTTTTTCTTCCGATACCCGATACTATTGTAAGCGAGGTTGAAAAAAACCAGCCTTCATCGAATCCGCTCCCGGCAGATCTTCCCGCCCGCGAAAAGCTATTTGAATCCGGTTATAAAACACTGGCAGAGATTAAGGCGGCAGACGATGCCTTGCTCGAAGTTCCCGGCATAAGCAATGCCGTTCTGAAGAAGATTAAGAAGTACCTCGAGAAATTCGTATTTGAATAGTATGGCACTCGAAAAGAGATACAGGTTAGATACGGCTGCTACGGCATACCCCTGCACGGTCGACGATCTGAAGAGAAACCTTCACATCCGAACCGACGACGATGATATTGATCGCGATCAGCTGCTGCAGGATCTTATCTATTCAGCCGTTGAGCAGAGCCAGAACAACACCGGAAGGCAATACTGCCAGGCTACCTTTACTCTTTTTCTTAACGAGTACCCCGATGGCGGCGTGGTTGAGATCGAGAAGGGCCCGGTAATAGAGATACTCTCTGTTAAGTATTATGCTTCGGGCGCAACATCTCTTACTACTGTCGACCCCGCCGATTATGAGCTCGATAACTACGAAGACACAGCAAGGTTGCGCTTTAAGGAAGAGTTTACACCAGATGGTGATATGCTTAACCCTATTCAGATACAGTACACCGCGGGCTATTCTGCCCTTGGCGCACAGGTGTCGGCGGTGCCTAAACAGCTGAAAGACGCTGTTGTGCTCCGCGCTTCATCTTCCTATCTCAATCCGGGAAACGATCCGGAGAATTACCAGGGTAGTGTCAAGATCCGCCGTGCAGAGATACTCGAGAAAGACTTTAAACCCCAGCGATTCTGATGAGCTCTGACTTTAACCCCGGCAGCTTCGACAGGAACGTTTCCTGGCAAACGGTTACCACCACGCGTACCGGCATGGGATCGCCGTCGAAAACATATACTCACAGCTTCTATGCTTATATGAGCCGCCGTCCGGTTTCGGGAAACCAGGAGCAGTATGTTACAGGTAGGGGGGTGCTTCCGTTCAGGTTTATTTACAGGGGGCATTACAAGTCTGACATGAACGAAACAATGATCATTGTCGACGGATCTGTCAAGTACAATGTTCTGAGTGTCGATCCGGTTCAGAACAATATGTTCGTTGAAATTCTGGCAGAAAGGGTAACGGAATGAGCGCGTTCGTTCTCGACGGCTACGATAATGTGATAAACATACTTCGCAAAATGCCCGAAGATGGTTACCGCAAACCCGTTATGGCTGCCTTTAAAGCAGCTGCCGAACCGGTTAAGGAGGCAATGATCAATAGCCTCCCTCCCGAGCTGCGCAAGCTGAAGAAAGCCATTAAGATAAAGCCAGGCAAAAGCAAGCGGCCTTCGCTTGCCGTGGGTGTTTACGGCAGGCAGATGCTGTACCGTAACCGCAGGGGTGTAGACTGGGATCCGTACATGCTTATTTACTGGCACAACTACGGAACCATTGCCGGAAGGTCGCCGCTGCACCAGTTCAAAAACAAGGTGCGCCCTGCTTCGCTCAGGCGGGGCGGCGGAATCAGGGCCAGGCTGTTTATTGAGAATGCTGTGGCTGCATCGCTGCCGAAAGCAGAAAGACGGTTCGAGACGGCATACGCATTCGAGCATCACAGGTTTTTAGAAAAGGAGGCTGCAAAATGGTAAGCGATGTTATTCAGTCAACACTGGCAGCCATCATCTCCAATACAAATTTTGCAATGGGAGATGAGCAGATTGAAACACCATACTGTGTTCACAAGGAGTATGGCGAGCCCGAATATGTTAAGGCAGGCATATGCGGGTATAATTACGACTGCGAAATACTTATTGTAGACGATACTGCCGACAAGGTAGAAGCTCTTTTTCAGCTGGTAAAAACAGCAATGGAGGCACTTACGGGGCAAACGGTTTCGGGCACACAGATAGACCTGGTGGTGCTCGAAAGCGACGATCCCGATTTTGACACGGAAAGCAAGATGTATTACACCATATTGAAATTCACAGTATTAACATTAACACGATAAAAGCATGGCACAGACTAAGATTTACGGTTACCTGCTCTCTTTAAAATGGGGTACCAAGCTCATTGTGGGGCTCGAAACCACAGGCCTCAAGCTGAAGGCAAACTTCGAGGAGATTCTGCTTAAAGCACAGAACGGTGTTCCGGCAGACGATTTTATCGATTACGATATCGACCTAACCTTCTCCGGCAAAGCCATGGAAATGGATTCGGGCGACAGCGGAACACACGAAGATTTTGAGACACTCCGTGCAGCTGCAGCTGCAGGGGCAGAGGTGGCATTTGTTTACGGCAGGTTCGTTGTAGGCGAAAAGATCGTTACCGGTACCTGCACCCTCCGCGACTGGAGCGAAGATGCCGGAAGCAAAAAGGAGCTGGCATCGTGGAGCGGATCGGCTAAGGCAGTGAAGGGCACGGTTCAGTTTACCACTTACTCGGCGTAAAGCTATGAAGCCCGATTACCTCGTGCTCAAAAACGGCACCCGCGTTCGTATTGAATGGAACGCCAATTCGCTTGCCATGTTCGTAATGCTTACAGGTATCGACCTGAGCCAGCTTATTAACATGAAGCCCGGCATAAAGATGCTTATTACCCTGGCATGGTGCGCTGCCGTTGAAGGCGAAGCTGCCGACGGGAATGACCTTGCTGTAAGTGAACTTGAGTTTGGCCGCCTTATGAGCATGGATAATATCGTGCAGTTCTCTGAAATATTCGCCCGCCAGGGGCAGGGTTCGGAATATCAAAAAAAAAGCCCGCCCCCGGACAACCCGCTGAAAGTCCTTCTCAGGTCGATCCGGTCGACGATGAGCTGAGTAAGTTCGACTATGCACCCATGCGCAGGTTCTTCCTGGGTGCCATGGGTTATTCGCCCCGGAGGTTCGGCCGTTCACGTATAGGCGATCTGCTCGATGCCATGCAGGGTTATAACGAGGCAGAGGCCGAAAGGGTGAAGATGCTCATAGGGGTTATACGGAGAGCGACAACGCTGCTCTGGAACACCCAGGTGGGCTCCGACGACAGGCGGACAGCCGAGGAGCTCTGGCCGCTTCCCTGGGATAAGGATACGGGCCGCCTGCTGGTGATTGACGATAACGAGATGCACAGGGTTATCGAGGCACAGAAGAAATTTTTAACAGACACATACCCGGTTAACTGACATGGGAACCATAATCAGCAATCTGAAAGCCCGTTTCGGGGTTGACACTGCCGACTTTCGGAAAGGACTGAAAGACGGCGAGAAAGCTCTTACCGACTTTAAAGAAGCCGGAAGCAGCCAGATTGCCGATTTTGCCAGCCTGTTCGGAATAAACATGTCTGCCGTAAGCGGTGCTCTCAGTACTGTTGGCAAGGCTCTCAATTATGTAGGGCAGAGCTTTAAAGCAGCTAAAACCGGCGGCGATGCTTTTGCAATAAGCATGAAAGGAGTGCGCGCGGCAATGATGGCTACCGGCATAGGTGCCCTTATTGTTGCGCTGGGATCTCTTATTGCATATTTCAGGGAAACAGAGATAGGAGCAAAGCAGCTGGCCAGCGGAATGAGCCAGGTGAAAGCCGTATGGGAATCGGTTAAGGACAGGTTTGCATCGTTCGGTTCGAGTATCGTTAATGCCTTCACTGGCAACTGGGCAATGGCATGGGAGGATCTGAAAAGAGTATTTGATGATCTTGGTAAGCGGGAGAAGGAAGCCGGCTTCAGGGCAAAAGAAACAGCACAGCTCATTTACGATCTTACCAGGCAGGAAAGGCAGCTCAGTGTTACCAAATCGGAACAGCTTGTTCTTATAGACCAGCTTAGGCTTAAAAGCCGCGACCTGGAGCTTACCGCTCAGGAACGACTCGATGCCCTTACCCGTGCAGCAGAGATTGAGAAGAGATTTAACAAAGAAGCTATTGACATTGCCTCGCAGCGTATCCTTATTGCTCAGGCTAATCTTCAGAACGACCAGGACGACGAGGAACTGAAGAACGCACTTGCCCAGGCATATGTTGAATATAACCAGACGCTCAGTGAATCGATTCAGTTCGAGTACAGCCTTACCAGCCAGAAGAATGCACTTATAAAGGAGATCCGCGCACAGCTCGAAGCGCAGAAGGAACTTAACCAGGCATCTAAGATATCGGGTACTGAGGATTTGCCGGGAGTAGCAATTGATGCTGCCAGCCTTGTAAACATGTCATCATGGCAGGGTCCAATAGCAGGCATGAGAGAAATAAGCCAGGCTGCCATCGATATGGGTGAGACGGTTAACGACTCCCTCCGCAGCATGGTTGCCGGCATGGGCGAGTGGTTCGGGGCATTTGCTTCGGGTATGGCCACGGTGCGCGATGGCAGGCAGATGGTTGGCAATGCCCTTGGCGACATGCTTATTACCCTGGGGCGCGTGGCAATAAACACGGGCATAGGAATAGAGGCAATTAAGAAAGCTTTCGCCAGCCTGGGAGGCATAGGGGCCATAGCTGCCGGAACGGCCCTCATAGCTTTCGGATCGTCGATTAAAGGATCCATAGCATCCATTAACCAGAGCCGTACATCGGCAATGGAAGGCACATCGATCCCCGGAAGCGCGGGAAGCATACGATATGCAGCTCCCACAACACTGGCATCGGCCGGTAACGGAACACTGAAGATCGAAGGAACAGCAAGGCTGGTGCTTTCGGGTGCCGACCTGCTGGCATTGCTCAATAACGAAAATACAAGGATAAGCATAGTTACCTGATGGCATACGGCACCAAATACACTCTTTATATGACATCGTCGCAATCTGCCGATGTGTATAAGGTATTGCTTAAAAAGAACGGGTACGAAGGGGAAGAGGTCAGCCGTAACGTTCCGTTCTCGCCGTTCATTCCTAAGAAAGACAAGGCGGCATATGTTCGCGGAACATCTCTGCTTATGCGTATAAGAGAAGAGGTCGACTTCGAGTTTCTCGAGTTCTATACCAACGATCCGCGCGAATGGCTTGTTGAGTATTACAAAAACGACGTGCTGATATGGACCGGTTACATAGTGCCCCAGCAGTACCAGGCACCGTACAAGACTGCACCGAACAACATAACCATACTGGCAACCGACGGGCTCGGCCTGCTGAAAAACGAATCGTTTACCCTTACTGGGCGTAACAGCGAGCTTACAACAGTAAGGCACTGTATCGACAAGATAGCCCTTAACCTGGGCTATGCCATAGCAATAAGCATGAGGCCAAAGGGGCAGGCGACAGACAGGGCTGTTCTCGCGCAGGTTTATTCCGATGCAGAGATATATGAGAATAAGAACTGTTACGAGGTTCTCGAAGACATACTGAAAAAGTACGATGCCGATATTACCCAGGTTAACGGACTCTGGCATATAATAAGAAGCCTCGACCGAAAAACCGACCGCATGCTCTATACTTACGACGGTACTTACGAAGATACTGAATCGGGTCCTGTAACATATTACCTGATGACATCGCTTGCGCAGGCAACATCGTGCAGGCCCGTGGGTATGCTGAACCATACACTGGTTCCCGGGGGCAAACAGGTAACAATAAAACACGACTTCGGCAGAAAAGATACTTTGCTGAGTAACGGCAACTTTGTCGATTACTCTTCGTCTATGTTCGTCGACTGGACCAAGACTGGTGCTTCGTTCAATGTTTACCAGCGCGATCTCGACGGCAAAAAATATGCTTTTCTCGACAGCAACCATGCCTCCGACAAGTATATTGAGCAGAGCGTGCCGATAGAAAATGTTGCCGATCAGTACTTTGTGGTATCCATTCTTGTAGCTGCCTTTGGTTACGAGATATACGGAGGCCTGTGGAAAAGCCTGCCGGTCAATATACGCATGGACATATGGGTTGAAGACGGTTCGCATACCTATTACCTGAAGAAAGAGAATGTGTGGGGTGCCGACGGGGTAACTAATACCCTTACTTACTCAACCACATCGTCGATAGGTGCACCGAACTTTAATGAGGTAAAGATAATTACCGACGAAATTCCCATAAGCTCGGGTAACCTGCACGTAAGGCTGTATGCCACAAAAATGACCATCTTCGGCGACAGGTATTACCTGGGCTGTGCCTTTGCCGACTGCTTCCTCTATTTCCTTAACAACGGGCAGAAGTATCCTTCGAGCGTATCTACGGCGTGCGCGTTCGACAACTCAAAGGAACCGAATATACTTCCCGATATAACCCTGCTTGCAGGCAACGCACCCGACCTGGCGAACGCAGGCTACCTTTACCGCAATATACTGAGAATATCGGACGGCACACCGATAACAGACTGGAACATCGACGGCGACGGAACCGATTACACCCTTACCCAGCTTATGGCAAAAACACTGGCAAGCAATAACCGTGTTGCCAGGCAGAAGCTTACAGGTACAGTGAGGGGCGCATCGCTGGCTTTCGACTCGATAATTAAGCATGAATATAACTCCGACCGCGAGTTTGAGATAACGGAATGCGAGCACGATCCTTTTCTCGAAACATATAATGTTGTTTTTGAGGAACTGCTTGCATGGAGCAGCGAAACGGTAACGTATACCGAAACAAGCTCGCTCGGATCTTCAGCATCTACCCGCGGCGACGATGAAGGATCCTCTACGGTTATAATAATGACCGGCGACGACATACTCAACAAGCTGCTCGAGGTCGATGGCGACGGATCGGGCCTCGATGCCGACCTGCTCGACGGCGAACATGGTAGTTATTATGCTCCCATTGAAGATCCTGTTTTTCAGGGGGTGGTTAAGGCCGACCACATTGGAGAAGCAACCGAGGATCACAATGTTGAGTTTGATAACCCGGTAAAAGTTAATGGCAATATTGAATCAACAGGCGATATAATAGCATATGTAAGCTGATGGCAAAACCTATTCCGAAATACAGGGCTTACACAACAGGCGAAATGAAATCGAGATCCTATATTCCCGATGCCGGGGATATTGCTGAAAGCGGTAACCAGATGCTTTGCTCCAATATAAAGCTCAGCGATGTTAAGAGTGTGCTCGGCCTGCCCGATAACAAGCTTTCGGTTCTGTGCGCAGCCGGCAACCAGATGAACCTTTGGAGCTGCTTCTCTCCGGTTGTAAGAAGCATAAACAGCCAGGAGATAGTTAACAGCATGCCTGTTAATAATTTCAGCCTGGGAAGCTGGGCAGGGTATAATCACGAGGCCGTAACACCCAGCCGCGATTATGTTCAGACATCGGCAACGGCAACAGAGGGGAACAGCTTTGAGATTGCAGCAAATATAACAATAGGCGAAGTAAATTTCGAACCGCTTAATATATACGGACTCGCACTTGCAATATATGACGGAGTAAGCTTTGTGGCTGCCGATGTTGTTGATATGAGCACCCTTAAAGACGGGGCGGAGCTTACTGTTACATGCCCCGGGGTATCGTCGGACAAGTCGTACACAGGTAAGTTCTATTTTATAAACGATGCGGAATCGTTCAGTGAAGGATCTATTATTGCAAAGGTGCCCAACTGTGCCGACTTTACTATAGCCGTTACCGTTCTGCAGGCAAACTATATAACGGTGTCTGCCGAGGGGTTCCTGAAAGATTCCGACGATCAGCCCCTTACTGCCGACGACTGTTCGTTCAGCTCGGTTAACGGCACCTTCGGCTTCCCGACTATATACAGGGGAACGGGCGATGCGGATATATCGATTTACGTAAGGCTTGTTCACCAGGTCGACGGAGAGCAGGATGTTGTTTACATACTGGGCCCGGGAGGATCGTATACCGCCAACGACAGGATACCGGGCGATACGCTTGAGTTTTCGAGTGAGGGGGGCAGCGATCCCGGTCCGCCTTATTCAAGCTACGGGTGGAGATGGGAATTTTTGGTTGAAACATCGAGTTAATAATTTAAATATAAAGCTATGTTACCAGATCTGTTAGTACTCGCGTTCCTGCTGGCCATGTTTGGCGCAGCATTGTATTTCTACCGCCGCTGCCGGAAAAGCAATAAGCCCGGAACAGGAGGCGGAACTATACCACAGGTGCCTGATTCGGACGATAACATTAACAACAAAGACCAGTAATGCCAATCAGGGTAGTTATAGGATGAAGATAAGCATAATAACCCCAACCAATAACCCGGTTTACCTTAAACAGCTCGAGGAAACCGTGCTTGCCCAGACCTACCAGGACTGGGAGTGGGTTATCCTTTTAAATAACGGGGCGCATTACCAGGGATCTGACGATCCGCGTATCAGGGTAAAGCATTACCCCGGCACATGCCGCGCGGTAGGCAGGCTTAAAAAAGCTGCAAGCGACATATGTACCGGAGAAGTTATTGCAGAGGTCGATCACGACGATATGATTACTCCCGACTGCCTTCAGAAACTTGCCGAAGCTTTCGCGGATCCCGAAGTGGGGTTTGCCTATTCCGATAATGCAAAGCTGCTCGAGAACGCTGTGTTTACCCCGTACCTGCGCGAAGCAGGGTGGGAATACAAGTTCTTTGAATGGAAGGGGCAGAAGCTCTATTCAATGATATGCCAGCCCCTGTATCCCGGCAGGCTGGGTTATATATGGTTTGCACCTGACCATATACGTGCATGGAGCAAAAGTGTTTACGACAGCATAGGAGGGCATAACGAAGAGATGGAGATATGCGACGACCAGGAGCTGATGCACCGCCTTTATATGGCAACCAGGTTCAGATACATACCCGAAGTTCTTTACATATACAGAATAAGCGGGCATAACACCTGGATGAAACGCGACACGGAGATACAGGAGCTGAACATGCGCCTTTACGACAGGCATATAAACAACCTGGCAGAAAGGTTCGCGGAGATAAACGGCCTCGAAATAATAGATCTCGAAGACTATGTTACCGCAGATCCGTGTATCGACTGCAATGATGATAAAGCCGGAGTAGTGTATGCCTATGGTATAATAGACAAGGCTTTTAACCGCGATGCCCTGATGAAGGAGATCCACAGGGTGCTGGCCCCGGGAGGCCTGTTGATAAGCGAAAGCAAAGGGGGCGAGCATATGAACGAAGGCTGGTTCCGCAAATATACCGATCCGGCATCGGCCAGGAGGGCAGGCAATAATAACCTGTTCCGCAGGTGCCGTATCGGAACACGGATGAATATAATAACAGCACACCTCGAAAAACTACCAAACATATAAGCCATGATAACACACAGGGAAACAGGTTATTTCACTCAGCTGCCAGGTGGCGGCAGGGCTGTAATTAAAAAAGGTCCGCGGATAATGCGGCTGAAGAAACGCCGCCGCAGAACCGGAGGCTTCTCGGATATCGTAATATCAGCAACGGTTGAAAATGCAGCTCCGGCAAATGTGGTATTGACGTTTCCTACGGGCAAGCCTGCTCTGGTAGCTTCTGATTTTAGTATAGCAGGCAAGACAATCACTAATGCCAGTTGGACGGGAGGAGTACTAACATTAACCGTATCAGTTGCTTTTGAATATGGCGATACTCCGGTAGTTA